GAGCTGATAAAGCCGAAGATGTCAATTTATGATATGGCACTTAAGAAACATTTAATGCCTACAAGAATTCTTCGTTGGTGTTGTGTGAATATAAAGAGATGTCTGGCGCAGGAAAGGTGACACTAATAGGTATTCGCCATGCGGAAAGTGTAAGGCGTTCCAAACGAAAGGAGATTGAAATTAGCTCCCATAAATTCAGTGGGAACTTCGACCAATTTTCGGAGCACAAAGAGAAAATGGTTACATGTGTCGGTGGCAAAGACAAGATTCTTGTTTCTCCGATTATCCATTGGAGTGATAAAGATGTATGGGATTTCTTGAACGGAAATAACATACAGCACTGCTCCCTATACGATGAAGGATATAAACGAATAGGCTGTATTCTCTGTCCGATGTCAAACTACAAACAGAAGTTAAAGGATTGCCAGCGCTTCCCTCATGCTCGTACAAGATGGATTCAGACCATACAAAAGCTCATTGATACTGGATATGTCAATCGTAACTTTACCGATGCAGAGTTTGGTTTTAGTTGGTGGATTAGTGGAAAGTCTTTTGACCAATATTATGCAGATGAGGTGTTACAACGGAAAATAGAGTTTAACGAATAACAATAAAAGAGTAGTTATGAAACAGACATTGGAAGAAGCAGCCCGCACTCATTGGAGTGAAAGTACATATAATAAAGATGCAGAGCTTGCCTATGATGAAAGAGACTGTATAGCTATCAAGGCATTGGCAAAAGCGATTGCACTACGGGCATTTAAGGAAGGTGCAGCATGGCAGGCAAAGCAATTTCCGTGGATAAGCGTTGAAGAACAGTTGCCAGAAGAGGGGCAAAAAGTTTTTGTTTTGGTGATGTGTTATGGCACACCATGTATTCGAGAAGAAAAGTTTTGTAGAAATAGCAATTTAGATAAAAAGGGAATGTGGATTCACGGAAACAGTATCGTGCTGGCATGGTTTCCCACCCCCTCTTTCGATGAGATACTCGAAGCCAACAGGGATGTACTGGAACGAATTAAAGAGAAAGGAGATTGATATTATGGGATTTAAAAAAGGCTCAAAAACGGGTGCGCCGAATAGAAAGGGGCATAGATGGATAAACTATCCTAACAACGCCCACAAGAAGTGCACCAAATGCGGTTGCATGGTTGATATAACATGCTCAAAAGGAGTAAACGTATCCATATACACGGATATGAATGGTAACAAATCTAATGAATGCCCTAATTGTATTTAGTCATTATGGAAAGGTACAGAATCATACGAGGAGAAGGTTATAACGGTTGTATCCCCATAATAATATATTGGGTGCAAGTCAGAAAAGACAAACGTATTTCATCCGAATGGGTGAATGTAAAGGGCTTTGATACTTATAAGAGAGCCAAAGAGTTGTTGGATATTTTAAACGAATAGTTATGAAATCAAAACAAGTATTATCAGTCGAACAGATGAAACATTTGCAGGAGCTTGGGCTGGACACAAGCGATGGAAGCATGTGTTTTGAGTGGAATGAATCAGATTCAGACAACATGGTTGTAACCTCTCCGGATGCCGATACGAATTACGACTATTATCATGAAACTTACACTTTGCAGGATATTCTCGATAAGCTGCCGCCTGTCATAAAAAAATATTATTGGCTTGCAATCAGAGTTAGTGCACACAAGGGAATGTGGTATGTAGAATATAATGGAAGGGGGTGTACTTTATCTTATTTTTATTCAGAAAATCTCATTGACGCGGCCTACGGGATGCTGTGCTGGTGTATTGAAAAACAGATATATTAAAACTAAAGAAAAAGAATGAAAGCACATGTAATGAAACTTGAAAACAATTGTGTGATTGTTGACGAGGAATATTTTAATGAGATAAAGAAAGAGTCAGAATTTAACCAGGAAAAGATAAATGAGATTGCCGAAGAAAGGTTTTTGAAATATGTCAAAGAAAGCGGCATCAAACTTTCCTATAAAGTAAACGATATACCTTATCTTTTTCACCACGACTTGTTGTATGAAATAAATTATGATGAGAGAGGTTATCCTGAATCTGTGTTAGAGAAGGTGAAGTATGTTATTGCAGACGATATAACAGAGGCTTTGAACGACAAGTTTAAAGGACTGAAAGACGAGGCTTTGAATTACGCAATAAGCGAGTTTGGCAAGCGGAAATACGGTTTGGAGGCTACTGCAAAAATATGGAAATGTATTGCATTAATCTTTTTCATTATGACTATTGTTTCAACAACCGCATTATTTATATAGTTATGACCGAAGAACTTGTAACATTAGAGACAGCGAAGCTGCTGAAGGAGAAAGGATTTGTTTGGAAGTGTGAACACATAATAGGCTGCAATAAGGTTATTACAAAATATGACCTTCCGCAAAGTATGTCGTGTTGTACGGAAATAGATAACGAATCAGTTGAATTTTTGTGTCCAGTATTGTATATCGCCCAAAAGTGGCTGCGTGAAATAAGAGGTGTGTATGTATATGTAGAACCTGTTATTGGGAAAAGATGGAAGCTTTCTTTTTGTGATTTCAATGTTCCAACAGAAGAAAGCGACTGGATGGAGAACGAAATAAACAAAGGGAATGGCTATAAAGTATATGACACCTACGAGGAAGCACTGGAAGCCGGGATACAAGAAGCGTTAAAACTTATATGATTATGGATATAGTACCTATTTCAATAAAAGATAATCTTTCTAAGGAGCAGATAGAATATCTACAAAAACAACAGTCTGAATATAAACTCGTGAGTAGGATTAAGAAAAATCCGGGTCACATACTCTTTTCGTTTAACAGAAAAACAGGAGAGATAAAAAGAGCTTCCATTACTCATAAGGTATCTATCGGGCTTGATATGAAACCTATAACTACCACTAAAACGGTTATTGAGCCTGATTGCTATTATGAGCAGGCTCTAAATGAGAAAAATTTTAGAAAAAGATTAAAAAGGATTGGATTAATATAACCATGAATAGAAACGAATACCGGGAACGCTGCAAACATTACAGTCCATACAGTGGGCAGTGCTATAAGAAGTCGTTCATATCGGGCATAGCAAACAATGTGCATGTGAACATGAGATGTGACGGGAAATGTCCCCGTATGAGGAATTATGATAAGAGAAACGGAGTATTAACAGATAAACAAAATAATCATGGAAATAGCAGAACTGATAATTAACGCCATTTTCTTTACGGTTAACTGTTTTGCGCTGTGTTTTTTCAGCATTATTGTAAGCAAAAGGCACAGACGAATGGAAGATAAGCTGGATGAAATAAAGGAATATACCCGTAGGGTTTCAGACCGTAACGATGTCGTTTATATGAACCAGCTCCAATGGTTGAAAAGCAAACTGATTGAAGAAGAACGATACGAGGAAGCTAATAAAATCAACAAGTGTATCGAGAATGAGTTTAATAAATTAAAAAATAGGGAATTGTGATTATGAAAGAAATAGAAATGTATCCGGGCGTAAACATTGACTACGCATACGAACAGTTGAAGAAATATAAGCAAGAAACAGGAGAAGATTGTTACTGTAAATTTAATGATAAGGAGTTGTATTCAAGTGAAACACTTGATGAAATGTATTTGAAGGTTACGAGAAAGACGAAGGCTAAGTTCGATAAAGATTTGCAGGATGAACATAACGAATACCTGCGAAAGGAAGCTGAGTTCCATGTCAAAATCCCACAATTAATTATAGAATACCGGCAAAGAGCACGTGGCATTATTCCAGATAAATATCTTGAATATTGGGATAAGATTGTTCCTATACGATTGAATGACCTTTATAAAGGGATTGAACTCGATTGTTTGTTGGAACTTATATCCGAACTCAATACAGATAAACCTAAAGAGGAGCGTTTTAAGAACTGCTTGCAAATGTTCATCAAACAAGGACATAGCGGCATGAGTGCCGGTCTTATGTTTAGCGGGCTTTATCGGTTCCATGACTTAGGAGCTCAATTAGTCGATTACATAAAGGAACATTGAACATGAAAATCATATTTCTTGATATAGACGGAGTTATTTCCACGGAAAAGTCACATTATGCACTTGATAAAGATGCGTGTGATTTACTTGGAAAGATTATAGATGCTACGGACGCCAAGATTGTAGTATCATCATCGTGGAGAAGAAACACGGTAGAAGATACAAAAGAAGAGTTGACAACTGTGAGGCATTTAGTTCCTTTCCCATTTCCATACGCCAACAGAATTATAGGAGTAACTATAAGGGCGTATGCCTACGTTATGCAAGGCGTTCATCTTGGTATCCCTCGTGGAGTTGAGATAAAACAATGGATTGACACTCATATCCACTCTAATAACGGTAAAAATTGGAACTATAAAGAGATTGGGGTTGATTTTAATTACGTGATACTTGACGATGATAGCGATATGCTTCTCGAACAGGCTGAACACTTTGTCAAGACCGATACCCGTTTAGGCTTGACGGAAGACAATGTTGAACGAGCAATTAAAATATTGAACCAATGAGAAAAGCAGACAGAATAATCAGAGACAGACATTCCCGCATCCCGGACAAATACAAGAAGATTGACACTACGGTCAACGGGAATGCGGAAAGCCTTGCTGAACAACACAAGGAAGTGGAGAGACAATTGTTTCCTTTACGCCTTAACAAGACCACCATTATTTACGTCACAAAAGACAAGCAAAACGAAACATATGCTGCAAAAGCACGTAAACGGATGGGGATAGCAGAGCCTAAGAAAACGTTTGTAGACCCGCTTTCGGAAGAGAACATTACCAAATTGTACAAGGAAGAAAACATACCGCCCCGCAGAATGGCAGAAATGTTGAATGTAAGTGTAAGGACGATATATCTAAGGTTGGCTAAGTATGGACTTACGAAAGTGAAATGCAGATAGCAAGCTTACAGACACAACGATATAACCCTTGCCAAAACAGCAAGCGGTATAACCCAATGTATAGCCCGTTCAAGGCGTTCTAAACGTTCCATTGGATAACCTGGAAAAGGCGGCAATAGTCCATGTAAAGGACATTGTCCGCCAATTCAAGCAGTTCGTCTATGTAATCCCTTTTTCGCATCACGTTCAAGTTTTCTACGTTGTTTACGATTTATGCCGTTTGCTGCGGCGAGACTATTCAGCGTCTCCTTCTGTTCGGGAGAAAGCATGCTATATACTTCTTCCCGTGATTTGCCTGATAAAATGGATTGTACTATTTTTTTAACTTCCATTTGGTACATAAAAATCAGTGTTCGAACTTGGATACCGCCCGGACACAAAAAAGGCGGTAAAACCATGTTGGAATTACCGCCTTAAATTTTCAACAAGAAACTGCTAAATTTTAATTAAATCACATCCTAATACATCTGAAATTTTAGCAATTGTACTCAATGTGAAATTATGAGTTCCACATAACCATTTACTTACCTCCGATTTCCGTTTTCCCATACGTTTGGCAAGTTCTGTTTGAGACATGCCTTTCTCTTTCAAAATAGCATCAATCTTGTCAGATAATGCAAACGACATATCTACCTGTTTCCTTACGTCATTGGGAATATCCGAGATACAACTTTTAAATAATTCGTTTGCGTTCATAACTCAAAGGTTTTACTTTCTATATCTAATATTTCCGTTTCCTCTACGGTGACAGAACCTTTCTTAATAGCTATTCTGAGGATATTATCAAACTTCTGCAAATCCATTACATACCCACTCAGTTCTTCGCTTTCGTTGTATGTCTTGTTTTGTTTTATCCCACCGTTGCCTGCAATTAATATTTTATCAGATATTCTTAAACAGTATAATCTAAGCTTGCCGGATGTTATCGGCAATGCACATACATTATCTTTTACCTTTCCTTCCGGTCTAAAATAACGCTCAAATACACCATTATCTAATATCTTCTTCACTGCTAAAAGGATTATTTGATAGTCTCTTCTAAGCTCTGCATTATCTTTAAATTTCATCAGAAACTTTTCAAATTCGGAAATATCTTCACCTTCAAAGCAAATAGTATATAATGTAGCCTTATCTGACTTATCTACCAATTTTACATTTATCGCAGCCATACAGTTAACTTTTTCTGCCACAAATATAACAAGATAAGTAAACAAAGTGTTCACTTTAAAGTGTATTTAACCGGGTTTATTCACATATTTAACAAAATATGAGGTGAGTTGGCGGTAATTCCAACAAGTCAAAGAACAATTTACATAATATTTTCCAGTATTTTCCAAATTGGAAAGGACTGGTATTGTCATTCCAGTAATTTTCTTCTGCAATGTTCACACAAAAATTTCTTCGCTACCGGGAACATCTTCTGCCCCACATACCCACTAAGATACTGCGCCTCTTCCCCGTACGGGTCGATGCCAAATGCACGTGAGATATGCCGGCATAGATGCCCCTTTTCATGGTCGAAAGAGTTCTGAAACTCTTCCGGCGAAGAAGTAAGAGCAATAACCATTACGGTCTCTCTGTTCCGGATATTGGAATAGGTGATGCCTGTGTTCAGATTACAAGCGCGCATGTTCTTATAGGCATTCACCAAATCCAATCCCCTGCATCCTACCCGTTGAAGGTCGGCGATGATGCGGTCGGTATAATAGCAGTCCACTGCGTAATATACCCTCACTTCCCAATCATAGTCCGGTATGTAGAATTCTTGTACTATCATGACCTTTCTTCTTTTCTTTCCTCCAGCATGTCCTCCCAGGGGATAGGAACCCCCTTGCCGATGCAGGTGGCGTAGAATTCATCGAACGCACGGCACGGGTCGCCGTCAATATCGTCGAGGTACAATTTCACATGCACGCACAGGTGCGCTTCATCCGCAAGGGATTTCTTGTAGAAATCGGCTTTCAGCATATTGGCGACATAGCAGACGTCGTACAGCTCGTCATGTTCAACGGTTATCCCGTTCCGTTTCAGCATTTCGTCCACCTCGCTCTTCGTCCACGGCACAAGACTTTTCTCCTTGCCAGTGGAGTCATCCTTCACCTTCATCCTTGAAATGGCAAACTGTGCCATTCTCTTTGAGAAATGCCACCCGTAGCAGCCAAGATACTGCTGCATTCCCGGGGGGAACTTGTCGTATATATCCAATCTTTGTCCCATAGTCTTTTTCTGTTTTAATAAACTGGTAAAAGAGGGGATTACTCCCCTCTCCATTACATGAACTCCCCGTTGGCGCGTCTGCGTCTACGTTCGCTCATATCTTCGCCATAAGGCTGTGCGCTGCGGCGTTCGCTGTAAATCGGATATTCCGGGAAGTAACCCGGCATACGGCGTTCGCTCATATCCGAACCACCGCTATAACTTCCGCCGCGTGAGCCACCGCTATTACGATAACCTATTTCGCCGCCCTGCATCTCACGCATGGCTTTCTCGTAACCATGACGGAAACCCTCTTTGTAGGCTTCTTCCATAGGATTACCGCTTCTCATACCGAAGTCACGGTCATATTCACCGCGTCCTTCTTCCAATATTTCCCACATTCCCATATTATTTCTTTGTTTTAGATGTTTCAGCCACTCCGAGCTGCTCCATAAGTCGTTTATTCAAATCCATAAGGTCGGACATATTCTTGCTCATTTCTGCCATTTGCCCTTTCAGAGAGGATATTTCCTGCTCCTGACGCTGTTTCTCTGCAAATTCAGGGTTTAGGAGCGTCAGCATCTTGTCACATCCCGCAATGACAGAGTTATGAAAGTCCATACTGTTGATGATGTCTATGCTTTTCTGCTTCATAGAAGCGACCTCGTTATTCATCGCATCACGCGAGCATGATACCACAATATTGCCGTTCTGCCCGAAATCGGCTATATCCATGCCGGCAGGAAGGTTTTGAAATGTGGTGTTTTGTCCGTTGATGCAGACCACAATATCCACAACCATTTCCATTTGAGGCATTTGCCCCATAGGAGTAGCCATAGGGTATTTCGGTTTGGGAGCTGAAACGCTGACTACCGGGCCGTATTCGATATACGGATTGGCATCCTTATGAAGTATATATAACTGGTTATTGGTACGAAGTGATTGAAACATAATGATTTGGTTTTAATAGACCCCGGGCGACAAAATATGTCCCGGGGTCAGGTTAACTACTTGCTCTTTTGAGCGGTTGCTTCTGCTGTCGCCGCCGACGTGGTTGTCGGACGATACCCACCGTTGACAAGGAACAGCTCATTGGTGTACTTGTTATAGTGGATTTCGTAGATACCCGTTCCGGCAAGGTTGCCGACAGTCACCGGCTCATTGTTGTAAGCCAGCAACGGTCTCGTGTCCCCATTAGTCCCTATCAGTATCGGGAGTGTAGCAGTCGTACCGGCAGGTATTGCCTGACGGAGACTTACATAGAAACCGCCTACATAGTCCCTGTTACGGAACGCATGATTAGGAAGTTCCAAAGTAACGTTCTCCGTACCGACCGTTACAGCCACCGTAGGAAGAGTATTATAGTTCACTCTGCCAAGTGACGGGAACTGGAAAGGAAATCCTGTAAAAAAGTTAGGCCACATAATTACCCCCTTTCTTACCAGAATTAACCCCAGTAGTTGTTGCAACCACATCCATAACCGCTACGACCGTATGCGGCATCACCGGCATAAGCGCCAAAGGCGGCAGCGCGGTAAGTGTCAAGGTTTACGCCGACAATGTTCGGATATTGTACCGGAACTGTGTTAGGCAACTTACATTTGATGCCGTCAACGTCGCTTTGTAATGCCTGTAATCCTGCCGCCAAAGGAGCAATCTGTTGTCCTACCGCATTCAGGATAGTGGCGTTTTGGTTACGTTGAGAGATTTCAGCGGTCAAAGTGGCTTTTTCCGCAGTCAGAGAAGCAATCTTGTCTTGCAGTGCCTGGTTCTGCATGGCATCCAACTTGGCGATGATAGCCTGAGTATTGGCGGTTGCACCGTCACGCAATGACAAAGTGTTCTGGTTAGCCGTGTTAACCAAAGTATTGGTTTGGTTACACATGGCAAGCTGGTTCTCATAGCCCATTGTGGTAATGGCGTTCTGCGTCTTGCAGCAGCAATCTGCCAATTGTGTGAGAACAGCCTGATTGCCGGACTGGAATGCGTTGATGATTTGCTGGGTAGACATGCCCACCTGATTGCCCACATTGGCGATAAGTCCTTGAATGTTACACAAGGCGCTTTGCAACTGCTGGGTAGAGCAGTTCAAAGAAGAGGCAAGCTGATTGATGGCGTTACCGTTACCCTGAATGGCTGACATCAGGTATTCACGACCCACATCACCGTTAAGCTCGGCAGGCAGACCGCCGCCATTGCCAAAGCGGTTACCGAAGCCGTTACCGCCCC